AAGTACTTTACAAAGATGATAAGGTATATAAAGCAGAACACTTCCCAAGACAAACATTACGTGCAGAAAAATGTAATGAAGATGGCGAGATAGAAGGATACTATTATGCACCTGATTGGACAAAGATTAAACCAAAAGATAAACCTCAACGCATAGCAGCATTTGGATTTGGTAACGGTAAAGAACCAGAAATAAAAATAGTTAAAAAATACGTTAGTGGGTATGATTACTATTGTCCTGTAGATTATCAAGGTGGTTTAGCATATGCTGAATTAGAAAGCGAAGTAAGTGATTACCTAATAAACGATGTACAGAATGGCTTCAGCGGCACGAAGGTTGTAAACTTTAACAACGGTGTACCAGACCGTGAAAAGCAAATGCAAGTTAAAAATGATGTAATGTCAAAACTTACAGGTGCAAGAGGTGAAAAAGTAGTAATTGCATTTAACAACAATGCAGAAAGCAAAACAACAGTTGATGATATACCATTAAACGATGCACCTCAACACTATGAATATTTATCAAATGAATGTAGTAATAAGTTAATTGTAGCACATAGGGTAACCTCACCTTTACTATTGGGTATACGTACCGAAAACAATGGTTTAGGATCAAATGCAGATGAAATAAAGACCGCTGCTCTACTTTTTGACAATATTACTATTAAACCCTATCAAGACTTATTAACGGACTGTATAGATGATATATTATCAGTTAACGGTATTAGTTTAAAACTTTATTTTAAAACACTTCAACCATTAGCATTTATAGATACAGACAATGCAATAACAGATGAAGCACGTGAAGAAGAAACAGGTGTAAAAAAAGAGTTAACCTTAAAAAGCCAAGTAGTAGATAAAGACTTTGCTATTATAGATGATAGGTTAGCATACGCAACAAAAGAAATGGCAATAGAAGGTGCTAAAAATATAGGATGCGAAGGTTACCACGAACACGAATACGAAGGCAAGATATGGTTTATGCCTTGCGAAGAACACAAGCAAAGTAATTTAAGTGCTGAAACAGATGATAAAGTATTTGATTTGCTTGATGAGTTTGGCGAAGATGAAGATTTAGAAAACTGGGATTTAGTAGATGAACGCAAAGTAGATTACGACCAAGAAGAAGCATTAGATAAAATGGTAGGTTTAGCATCTACAGGTAGTGCAAGATCAAATGCTAAAAGCGAACAAGATGGTGAAGCAGATGATATGAAGTTTAAAGTACGTTATCAATATGCACCATTAACAGTTTCTGCTAATAGCAGGGAGTTTTGTAGAAAAATGGTAGCTGCTAAAAAAATATACCGTAAAGAAGATATAATGCAAATGAGTAAACAACCTGTTAATGCTGGTTGGGGTAAAGGTGGTGCTGCAACTTACGATGTCTGGCTCTACAAAGGAGGCGGATCGTGCCAACATTTTTGGATGCGTAAAACGTATATGGCTAAAGGTGTTAAACCAGATGCTACTAACCCAAAAGCAGAAGTATCTGTAAACAAGGCAAAAAAAGAAGGTTTTAAACCTGAAACTAATGATGCTAAAGTTGCAAAACGACCAAGAGATATGAAAAATAGAGGGTTTATAAAACCTAAAAACTTTACAACACCACGATAGTTATGGCTGAAGCATTATTTGTTACTCGTAAAGATATTGTAAAATACACTAATGTATCAGGTGGAGTAGATACTGACAAGTTTATACAATACGTTAAAATCGCCCAAAACATACACATACAAAATTATATAGGTACAAAGCTATATGATAAAATAAGTACAGATATTATAGCAGGTAATTTAGCAGGACATTATGCAACGTTAGTTGAAACACATATTAAGCCTTGTTTAGTACATTGGGCAATGGTTGAGTATTTACCATTTGCTGCTTATACTGTATCTAATAAAGGTGTTTATAAACATAGTAGTGAAAACGCTGAAAACGTATCTAAAACAGAAGTAGATTTTTTAATAGAAAAAGAACGTACAACAGCACAATACTATACCGATAGAATGATAGAACATTTTAGTTTTTATGCAGCAGAAAGATATGCTGAATACTATACTAATAATGATGATAATGTATACCCTGATAAAGACGCTAATTTTTCTGGATGGGTACTATAATAAAAGTAAGATACAAACCTAAACAACAAAACATAGTTAAGTTAAAAAACTATTTAGAAAGGATGTATAACAAAAACATAAAAAAGTAATTATATATATATGGCTAATAACATAAATTGGGGTTCAATATATTGTCAAATGATAACTGATTCAGGATTTGGTTCTGATACAGCATATTCAACTAATAGTATACCTGATATTTCAGCACCAACGTGTTGGGGTACTTTTGAACTAACAGCAGATTTAACACAAATATCTGGTACACCATTTTTAGCCGATACAACATTATATAAAGCAGATGCAACACAAATATAAAATTTAAACAATGGCTAAACAGGTTATTAATATTGGAACTACAGCAAACGATGGTACTGGTGATCCTATCAGAGATGCCTTTGACAAGGTAAACGACAACTTTACAGAACTGTATACAGATGATGCAGGGGATGTAGGAAGTATTGTAGCAGGTACAGGTATTTCAGTAAATCAAGCAACAGGAGATGTAACAGTTACAAACTCAAGTCCAAATGCAACGCATACAGGTGATGTAACAGGAGCAACAGCTTTAACAATAGGTAATGATAAAGTTATTACAGCAAAGATATTAGATGCTAATGTTACAACTGCAAAAATTGCTAATGATGGAGTAACTTTTGCTAAACTTGAAAACAGATATACGGCTCTTTCTGCTTTAGGTAGTGGAACAGCTTTTGCTTTAAACTTTAGTGCAGCTACAACCTTCACAGCAACAGCAAGTGGAGCAGCAACATTAACTTTTTCCAATGCAGTACAAGGTCAAGTAATTGATTTAATAATTACAGGAAACTTTGCTTTGACTTTTGCTGAAACAGGTTCAACATTTAATAAGGTAGGTTCTACAACTTACGATGGTAGTTCAACAAACCTTATACAGATAATTTGTACAGACGATTCAAGTGGTGCAAAGATTTATCACTACTCAATAGCAACTTATACAGCATCACAACCTCAATAGATTATGAAAGCAAGAAAATTAGATAACGGTCAAATAGTAACTTACGGAAGGCTTCCTTTAGAATGGAAAGACAAAAACGGATTGCATTTAAACTTTAGAAAAACTGAAGATGCAACTGTATTTGGTTTTTATGATGTAGTGATACCAGAACACGATAAAGTAACTGAAGGACTATCAGAAATTAAGTGGAATGGTAAGAAAAAGATTTTTACTTATTCAGTAGTTAAAAAAGATGTAGAAGGTACATACGAGCATAAAGAACCTATAGTTGATAAAGATGGAAAAGCAGTTTTAGATGCAGATGGCGAACCTACTTACGATGTAACTACAAAACCTATACACGATAAAGACAAGCTAAAAGCAGGTTATATAGAAAACATAAATGCTGAAGCAGGGAGAAGATTGCAACCTACAGATTGGTATGTAATTAGAAAAGCAGAAAGGGATGTAACAATACCAAGTAATATAGTAGGCGATAGATTAGAACTTTTAAGTAGAGCAGATGAGTTAATAGCTGAAGTAAACGCTTTAACAACTGCCGAAGCATTATTAAAATACACTTATGAATTTTTCCCTGTCGTTATAGAAAAAGAATAAACTATGGCTATAAATAAAAGATTAATAGCAGGTGTGCCAACAGGTGCATCTTGTACTACTAACACTTTACAAATATTAGGCGATTCATCTTGTATTGCTTATTATAAAATGGGTGACGCTACTGATGAAAGTGGTTCTTATAACGGAACACCTACTTCAGTTGATTTTAACGTAGAAGGTAAGTACGGATTAGCAGGTGAATTTAATGGTAGTAGTAGTATTATTAATTTAGGTGACCATAATGTTTTTTCGCCTTCTGTAAATGCTTTAAGTGTAAGCTGTTGGATAAAGACAACAAGCACAATAGATTTTATTTTTTCAAAAGGTGGTTCAGGTGCTTATGAATATGGACTTTTCATTGATGGTTCAGGGCAAATTGGATTACAAGCATATACTTTAAGTGCAAGTTCAAGCGTTTCTATCAATACTTCAAGTGCTTATAACGATGGTAATTGGCATCACGTTGTAGGTGTATATGACCCTTCAGGTAATTTTAAAATTTATGTAGATGGTTCACAACAAGCGACATCTTCTACAAGTTTATCAATGGGCAATAGTTCTAATGCTTTAATTTTAGGTAAAAAATATGACACAAGTAGTGATTTTTTTAATGGCTCACTTGACCAAATAAGAATATTCAACAAAGCAGTATCAGCTTTAGAAGTAGGCACTTTATATGCAGAGGTACAATGTCCAAGTGCTGTTACTCCAAGTGAACATTTTAATACTGTTATATGGAATGGTAGTAGTGGAACTAAATCAATTACGGTAGGGTTTCAACCCGACTTTACTTGGATAAAAAATCGTACGCCAGGTGGAACAGGATATTCACATCAATTATATGACTCTGTAAGAGGTGCTACCAAAGCTATATTCACTAATGATACTGACCAACAATATACTCGTGCACAAGGTTTAACTTCTTTTGATTCAAGTGGAACAGGGGGATTTACTGTTGGCTCAAGAGCAGACACAAATTCTGGAACAATGGTTTCTTGGAATTGGTACGCTCCTACTTCAGAAACTAACAATGCAGGTACTAATGGTGCTACTTCACAAAGTATAATAAAAAAGAATGTTGATGCAGGATTTTCTATTGTGAAATATACAGGTAACGAAACTGACCAACATAAAGTTTATCACGGTCTTGGAGCAATTCCTCAAGTTATTATTTTAAAGTGTACAGGTGCAATAAATCCTTGGTATGTTTACCATCAAAGTGTTGATGAAAGCAGTCCTGCAGATTTTAATTTAAGATTAAACGAAACAGATGCACGACAAGATTCTTCAACAGAATTTAGTGATACTCCGCCTACAGCTAATCTTTTTACATTAGGAACAACAACAGGAACAAACAAAAACAATACTAACTACATTGCTTATGTTTTTGCACAAAAAGAGGGTTATTCTCGTTTTGGTTCTTATGTTGGAACGGATGCACCAAATAATGTAATAGTTACAAATTTTGAACCTGCTTTTTTAATGATAAAATCTACAGGTAGCACAAATGGGGAGTGGATTATATTTGATAATAAAAGAAATACAACAAACCCAAGACACGATGTATTAAAAGCAAATTCAAGTGGAGCAGAAACAACTGAAGCAGCTTTAGATATAGATTTTACTACAAATGGTTTTATATTAAATGGAGCAACAGGAGCAGGTGGTAGAGGTAATATAAACACTTCAAACGTAACATTTATCTTTATGGCTTTTGCTCAAGCCCCAGATAGTACACCTGCAACTGAAGCAGATAGTTTTGAAGCTAAAACATATACAGGAGATGGAAATAGTTCACGGTCTATTACTGGAGTTGGATTTAAGCCAGATTTTAGCTGGATTAAAAAAAGAGGCACATCAACTGGGAATCATTTATTACAAAATACAGTTAACGGTGCAGGAACAGGAAAAGCGTTGGCTTCTAATGAAACATCTTCTGCAGGTTCTTATGACCAATATGGCTACATTTCTGCGTTTGGCTCAGATGGATTTACATTACAAGCAGGAACAAGTGGCAGTTATCCAAACGACAATGCAAATGAAGGCGGCTCTACTTATGTAGCTTGGAACTGGAAAGCAGCCGACCACGACAGAAGTTTAGCTACTATAAACCAAGATGGAAGCATTACAAGTATTGTAAGTGCAAATCAAGCGGCAGGGTTTAGTATTGTTAAAACAAAATCTCCAAGTTCTACAATTAATTTTAATTATGGACACGGACTTTCTAAAGCGCCAGAACTTGTTATGGTTAAAACTCTAAACATAGCATCTTATTGGGAAGTTATTTTCCCAGATACTTTTGGTTCAGCTACAGGAAGTAGTTCACCTTCTGATTGGAATAGAATTAAATTAAATGAATTAGATGCTGTAATGTCAAGCAATGCTTATTTAGCAGCAGATGGAACTAAAATTTATAATGGTGCTTGGCAAGCAAATACTGAACTAATAAATTATTGTTTTCACAGCGTGTCAGGTTATCAGAAAGTGGGGAGTTATACTTGGACAGGAACTTCTTATACAGCAGGGACTTTAGTAACAGGACTTGGATTTACGCCACGCTTTGTAATAATAAAAAATACTACTGTAGGTGGAGATTGGCAATTATATGATAATCAAAGAGTTTCTGGTACACAAAGTTATGCTTTATATGCAGATTTGGCAGATGCGGAAGGCACAACTGGTCAACAAGGTATTTTATTTGATTCTGATGGATTTAGTGCAGGTACAGGTGCTGATGGTAATAGTACAGCAAGTTCATCAATAAATAAAAACGGTAGTACATACATCTATTTAGCAATAGCATAATGGAAGATTTAAAGATTTATGGTTTTAACGCAATAGCATTAGCTTTTTCAGTTAGTACTATAAATCCGTTCTTACAAGCTATAAGTCTTTTACTTGCCATTGGTTATACTGTTATATCTATATCACAAAAACTAAAGAAATGACATTACCTAAAAATGGAGTAGCAAAAGAGATACGAAGTTATGCAGGTAGTCTTTTTGTATTTCTATTTATTGTCGGTATTATTATTACCTTTGTACAGTTTCCTGTTTTAGAATCTAACAAAGAAATTGTATTAATGTTGATTGGTTCTATTGCTGCTTCAATACCAGTTCTTATAAGTGCTATAAGTGGTACAAGACCTGATGATGTAAATGCCTTAAAAGCTACATTAGAAAAGAAAGACCATCAAATACAAATGCTTGTAGAGGCAAAAGATAGGTTAGAAGAAATGGTAATAAACCTACAAAGAGAAATGCTACAAAACCAAGATAATATGATGGATAAAATTATCCTAAAAGCAGCTATGGACTTTGACAATAAAAACAACCCCCCAAAAGGAAAGTTATGATAGAAGTAAAATGTAAGTGCGGATGCACAAATAACCCAGAAGGCTATTGCGATGGTAGCCATTTAAATAAATAAATATGCAAACTTTTATAATTATAATTTCAATAGTAATGTTTTTAACTGCCTTAATGATGGCGTTAACAGTTTACGGTATATTTACAGATAAAGATAAGGACGGAATACCTGACGCTTTAGAAAATAAATTTAACCAAGTAGTAAGCGATATAAAGCAAGAAATTGAAAAGATTAAAAAATGAAATACTTTACGTTAGATGAGTTTTCTTCACCTGACCACAAAGGTAGTGGTGTTAATATGTGCAAAGATTTTTTATTAAAATTAGAAAAGGCACGAGAAATTGCAAACATACCTTTCAAAATTACTTCAGGTTATCGTACTCAAAATTATCTTCAAGATCTTTTGGATAGAGGATATAAAGCAAGTAAAAACTCTTCCCATCTTGTTGGAAAAGCAGCAGATATTGCAGCAGTCGGTTCATCTACAAGATTCATTATTGTTGATGCCTTGCTTAAATCAGGATTTAACAGAATTGGAATTGATGGCAACAAAAACTTTATACACGTTGATTCAGATGGAACTGATATGGGGGGAACTAAACCACCAAATGTTATTTGGACATACTAACACGGTAGGTAGCACACTATGGAACAATTAATAACTGGTTATATTGCTTTCCGTATATTAGAATATTTAATACTAAAAACCTTTGGCTGAAAAGAAAAAGTTTAAAGATACACAAGTAGGCAAATTCTTACTTAACAAGATACCAGATGTTGTTGGAGCAGTAGCAGGTAATACAGCAGTAGGTAGTGTTATACAGGCTATTATTGGTGGCTCAAGTATGAGCGATGCAGACAAAGAAATAGCACTTAAAAAACTTGATATAGAACGTGCTGAAATAGATGGTACTACAAGAAGGTGGGTAGCTGATGCCAAAAGTGGTTGGCTACCATCAAACGTAAGACCACTTACATTAATATTTCTTACAGTTTCTTTTGTTATTGGATGGTTTATGCAAATAGATGGTTTATCAATAGTAAAAGAGTTGTTATTTGTAGTTTTTGCAGGGTATTTTGGTGGAAGATCGTACGAGAAAGTAATGGGCAATTCAAAACATCAGTAATGGCAAAGCAAATAGTTATCAACTATATAAAAGTTAAGGTTAAACGTAAGGGTATCCATAGTAAAAACAAACAATCTAAACTTAAATCTTCTAAAAACTACGTTAAGAAATATCGTGGTCAAGGCAGATAATGTGCAAAACTAATTTTCAAAAAACTTTACATTTTTAAAAAAAAGCAAGTACCTTTGGTGGGTAGTGGGATAGTAATTAAAAACTATATATATATATATAAATAATGATTACAGAAGATAAAATTAGAAAAATACAAGGTTATAAAACTTGGAGTATTAAAAGAAAAGTAGATGAACTACTAATGGAAGATGCTCATATGTATTGTATGTTAGGTATTGATTCAACAACTACAGAAAAGAAAAAAGTAAAAGCTATTAGTAGAAAAATATATAAAGCTATATCTATTATAAGTCCTTTAGATGGTTATATATTAGAAGCACATATGAATGAAAAAGATTTAACAAGTGCCTAAAAAACTTTCAAGAAGTAAACTTGTAAAGAAACTTGATACAGTATTTAGTAAATATATAAGAATAAGTAGTGCTGATAAAAATGGATACTGTACTTGTGTAACTTGTGGTGTAGTAAAACATTGGAAAGAAATACAAGCTGGACATTTTATGAGTAGAAAACATTACAGTACAAGATGGGATGAACGTAATGTTAAAAGTCAATGTATAGGATGCAATATGTTTAAACAGGGTGAGCAATATAAATACTCACTTTTTTTAGGTAAAGATGCTTCAGAAGTATTATATTTGAAAAGTAAAGAAACAGTTAAGTTTACCAATTACGAACTGGAAGAAATGATAAAAGATTATGAAGCAAAGCTAAATAGCGATAGGCTTAAAAGTATTACTTGATTCTTTCTTGTAATTTTTGTTCTTTGTTTGAAGGGTGTCAGAAATGATGCCCTTCTTTTTTGTTTATAATTATCATAAATTATTTTTTTGTATCTTTACAATATGAACAATTATACAAAGGCAGAACTTTTTGGCAAGGTACAAGAACTGCAATACGATCTAAAACAACTAAAGAACCAATTAATTTTAACTCAACAAAGCAATGAAAGAAACAAACATTAACATAAAACTATTTAACCTACAGCAAGAAATAGGTACAATAAGTAAGGATGCAAAGAATCCTTTTTACAAATCAAAATACTTTGATATAAATTCATTAATTAAACAACTACAACCTTTACTTAAAAAACATAAACTACTTTTATTACAACCAATAGAAGAAGATATGGTAGTAAGTAAGTTAATTTGTATTGATGGTACAGGTGGTGTAATATCAGCACTTAAATTACCAGAAATAGCTGATCCACAAAAATTAGGTAGTTGTATAACTTATTATCGTAGATACACTTTGGCAAGTCTTTTAGGCTTACAAGCTGTTGATGATGATGCAAATGTAGCAAGTGGTGTAACCGTAGATAAAAAGTGGTTAAACCAAAACACACCTGAATATTCTAAAGCAATAGAATTTATAAAAGGGGGTGGTAGTGTAGAAGCTATTAAAAGCAAGTATAAAGTTTCAGGTAAAATAGAAAATGAACTTGCAAAACTGTAAAGTAAATAACGTATATATAAAAATTAATTACAAGAATTATCAAATTATAATTTATGGAAAAAAAGAACGTAGCAATATTATCAGGCAGCTTAAATCTATCTGCGATTGATAAAACAAAAATTGTAAAAGGCAAAGATGGTAACCAATATTTAAACATTACTATGATGATACAAGACAAATCACAATACGGTAATAATATTTGGATTACACAAAGCCAAACACAAGAAGAAAGAGAAGCTAAAACAAAAGCAACATCTTTAGGTAATGGTGCAGTACGATGGTTAGGTGGTGATATAACGGTAGCTGAAAGAAATGAGGTTACCAATCAACAACAACAACCAGCACGTGAAGAAGCTGATTTACCATTTTAGAACATAGTTCATTAATTGGGGGTTTAATTACCCCCTTTTTTTATATCTTTAATTAATGTTAAAAAAATTAAAACAAGGTGAAACATTTCCAGTAGATTTTTGGAATTATAATATAAACCCAATAACAGGATATTATATAGAACCTCAACGTAAAGAACAAAACGACAAAGTAGCAAGAAAATACCACAAAAGATGATAGCACAAGCAAAGAACATACAAGATAGAATACTTGACATAAAATATGGCAGAGTAAAAGAAGGGTTAAAAATAGATATACCTGAAATAGATGAATACTTGCGTTACAAGCAGGGTAATTTTAACGTACTTATAGGACACGCTAACGTAGGTAAAACTACTGTTATAATGTATCTGTTTACGATATGGGCAATAAAACACAAATTAAGGTTTGTTGTTTGGTCAAGTGAAAACACTTCACAAAGTATTGTAAGAAAAATAATAGAATTTAAAATGGGTAAAACCATAAACGAAGCAAGTGATGAACTAATAAACGACACAATAAATTGGTGTGATACTTATTTTAAGATAATAGAAGTAGATGACTTAATTACATATAAACAACTACTAAAACAAGCTGGACAAATAAAAGATGCTTGGGATTACAACGCACTACTTATTGATCCGTACAACAGTTTATCAAAAGATATAGGTTTATTAAAAGCAGTAGGTGGACACGAGTACGATTATCAAGTAGCAAGTGAGTTTAGATTATTTGCTAAAAAAAGAAATGTAAGTGTATTTATGAATGCACACGGTGTAACAGAAGCATTAAGAAGAACCCACGTTAAAGGACACGAATACGAAAACCTACCAACACCTTTAGGAATGGCATCAGTAGAAGGTGGAGGTAAATGGGCAAACCGTGCTGATGATGTAATATGTATACACCGTTATACAGGCTCTGCTCAAAATTGGATGTATTCACACCTGCACGTATTAAAGGTGAAAGAAAATGAAACAGGTGGGAGATGCACACCTTACGAAGAACCAATACAGTTAAGAATGGCAAGGAACAATATAGGTTTTGAATTTCTTGGTAGAGATTTAATACATAATGTTAAACCAATAGAAAAGTTAGAGATTTGATTTTTATAATATCTTTATTAATTATATGTGCTATCTATTTAATTATAGGTCAGGTAAAAAATGCTGATGTGTTTATTAGTCCTGTAATTGGTATGATGTTTGGTTTTTTATACAGCAAAGAAGAATTAGAAGAAAGTAACGAGATTACCTTACAATGTTTGTTAGGTGTAATTAGTGTTACTGTAATATGGGCAAATCCGCACAATGGTTAGAAAAGGTAGCTGAAAGGCATACTGAATGGGTTAATGTTATAAAGGGTTTTGGCGAATATGAATACGCTGAAGATTTGGTGCAGGAAACTTATCTAATTTTATATAAATATGCTAATGAAGAAAAGGTTATCAAAGATGGTATTGTTAGTAGGGGATACCTTTATTTTAGTTTGCGGTCAACTTTTTTTCAGTTTTACAAAAACAAAAGAAAGATTAAAAAGGTTTCACTTGACAATGAAGAATATACCAAAGAAGTGGAATACATTGATTCGCTGGATGAAGAAGTAGCTTACAATAAAATATGTACAATGATAGATGACCACATAGATGAGTGGAGATGGTATGAAAAAAAACTATTTACCCTTTATAGAGATTCAGATTTAAGCATAAGGGGAATAGCAAAAGAAACTAACATAAGTTGGGTAAGTATATTTAATACATTAAAAAACGCAAAACACGAATTAAAAGAAAAGTTTCAAGAAGATTACGATGATTTAAAAAATAAAGACTATGAACGAATTTAAAGGTGATAAAAGAAGTAAAGCATATAAGGCTTGGAAAAAGAACCACGAAGCAGCAAGTAATGGTTTAGGCGATACAGTTGAGAAAGCATTTAAAAAAGTAGGTATTGATAAAGCTGCAAAGTTTGTACTTGGTGATGATTGTGGATGTGATGAAAGAAAAGAAACGCTTAACAAAATGTTTCCAAGTAAAAAGATTGAATGCTTAACAGAGGATGAGTATAACTATTTAGATAATTTCTTTAGCGTTAAAAGATCAACAGTAACACCTGTACAACAAAACGAACTAATTTTAATATACAACCGTGTATTTAATGATACTGCTGTTGCTACAAGTTGTGGTAGTTGTTTTTTAAATGGTGTATATGATAAACTAAATAAAATATTTAAACAGTACAACGATTGAAAGAAAAGGAACTTTTTGAGTATTTAGTTTCTTGTTGTTATCCTGATTTAGTAAAAGCAAAAAGCCAAATGAGCAGGTGGGATTGTTACAGTCCTAAAACCTATCATCGTATTGAGTTAAAATGTAGAACAGTACACTACGATACTTTACTTATTGAAAAGAAGAAGTACGATGCTATGATAGCAAAGTGTGATGATAATTTAGATATACCTATGTATGTTAATTCTACACCTTCTGGTGTATATAGATTTAATTTGTATATTGTTGATCCTGTTTGGGAAATACAATACCATAATACCACAACAGAATTTAAGAATAATAAAAAGATACCAAAAGAAATTGCTTTGTTAAATGTAAGCGAAGCAGAAATTTTATAAACAAAGAAACAATGAACAAAAAAATAAACAACCTTAAAGAAATAGAATACTACACTAACTTTAATTTAGTAGGTGAACACATAGTTAAATCAAGAAAACTAAAACCAGACA